ATCTCTTCGGGCTTACGCTCAAAGGATTCGTGCCTACTGCATGGGAGCTTCTTCCGTGGTCCTTTCTTGTTGATTACTTCGCCAACGTTGGCGAAATTGTCGAAGCCTCTGTTACGAACACTTCCGATGTGACATGGATCTGCAAGACGGTTCGCAAGTCAGGAATCCAAAGATTCTCTGGCCAGCTGAACTTATTGGAGACCATTAACATGGGCGGTGCTCTGCACAAAGACTGCGGCGGTTCACCTGGTTTCGTAGAGTCAGAATGGAGAACGATCGTTAGAGCACCGCTTGACTCGTTACCTTTCCCGAATTTTCAGGTTGGGATTCCGGGTCGGCCAACTCAATGGCTAAATATGGCGGCACTCGCAGCGAAACGTATCGGACTGACTCCTTTTTACTAGTAGCCACGGAGTATTTATGTGTGTGTACGTCTACGTGCTCACCGGGTTCACATTAGGACTAGTGGTAGCTTTAGCTATCATAGTCTTCTTGGTCCACCGGAAGTGCGATCTACGACACACGCCAACTTACTTTAGAAGGGGTGTGTGATGCGCTTCATTCTTTTCTTGATTTGGATATTCGTTCTCATACAAAGCATTAACTTTGCAACGAACGCAATCCTCTTCATTGGGAGAATGGACAACGCACAACTTGCCCCTAAACGTGACTATTAGTATCAGAGATGTGCAGACATCCCGTCTGTACGCTCATTAATGTCTTACCTTTGTCCATTAGGACAGAAAGAACCATGCCAAATGGCCTGGAGCCCTGCTTCTCCCGTTACGGGAGCTACTGTGACGGGACTTACGTCCCCCACATACACGTTGTCCACCGATACCGCCCCTGACGTTAATGGTAAACAACATGCCATTACTGCCTTGGGTGGCACGCAAACGGGTGTTGAATCACACTCGGTTGCGGCTCCGTTTACGATTACGTTCGTTAAGCCGAAGGTTTTCAAAGCCTTAGGCAAAGCGAACCCGTCTACGGGGCTCATCAACAACGTTCCGCGGAACGTCTACAAGATCATCGGCAGGAAGGGTATGCTACCTCTTGCCGGTCAGCCTCACCAAAATGCTCTGTTTTCACTGAGCATGGAGGTGCCGGCTGGCGCTGATCTTGCCGATCCGGAGGAGATCAATGCCCTTTGTTCGATGTTCTTTGGGGCGCTGTGGGCAAATGCCGACGGCGTAGCTACTACCCTTAGAACAGGAATTATGGGTTAACTATTGATCAACTCGGTGACTTAACCTACCGAAGGGTAGGTTGAGTCATTCGGAAAGGACAACGATGAGTCACATTAACTCTCATGCTCTTTTCGTCTGCCTGCAAAGTGACCTTAGTAAAGAGCTCCCAACCCTTGCCTTTGACCAGATTACTTCTGGGAAATCCAGAGATCTGGCTTGGCCGGGGATAAGTGCTCGAGAGTACGCTTGTCTTTCTCTTGCTGACTCACTCCTGAAGAAATTTCAGGATGAAGTCTCGCCCGAGGCTGACTCGCAGGCTCTCACTAAGTTCCTTGAGTTTAACCGTAAGTGTTCGGTCAACTCGTCAGTAGATGAATCCTGTTCGACAGAGATCGAAATGATCGCTATCGGCGAAACGAAAGCCATACTTCATGACTTTTGGTTTCGTCAGGACGGTTCCTATATCCTAAGCTTAGAAGAAATCTCTAAGCATATGGCTGTAGGTCCCGGCTCATCTATTGGTGTCAGTGGAAATAGCTTCTATGAAAAACTAGCAGCGTCTCCACTCACTGGGACTAGAAAGTCACTTTATACTCTCTATCGAAGAGAGGCCTCACGTTATAGCCTTTGGGACGAGACTGAAGAATTAAGGTCTCACCACTATGGGCCATACAAAGAGGTTTCAGGTAGCCGTCTTACTTTTGTTCCGAAGACGCGAGATATTTCACGGACTATATGCACTGAGCCCTTATTGAACATGCTTGTTCAAAAAGGAATAGCTGCATGTTTAGAGCGGCAACTGACTAGCAAGTTTGGAATAAACTTGTCAACTCAGCCCACACTGAACGCGCGGCTTGCATGCATTGGGTCACGAAACGATGCATTAGGCACAATTGACCTAAGCAACGCTAGTGATTCCATCAGTACTGAGATGCTTAAGTCTCTTTTGCCAAGCTATATAATGTCTTGGCTTATGGAGGCCCGTAGTCCATCAGTACAGCTCCCTGACGGGAGCTCATGCGAACTGCATATGGTGTCGTCTATGGGGAATGCTTTTACTTTCCCCCTCCAGACGATCCTGTTTTCCTCAATTGTCTTGGGGGTCTATCGAGCTTTAGATATTGAAGCTCATCGACCTCATTATCCTCGGTCGAACTGGGGCGTTTTTGGTGACGATATCATTGTTGAACGCAAAGCGTACAACCTTGTTATCAGTCTCCTTGAGCGCTTCGGTTTTACCGTGAATAAGTCCAAGTCTTTTGGGGAGGGTCCGTTCCGCGAATCATGCGGTGCCGATTTTTGGCACGGTCATGAAGTGAGAGGCATATACTGTCAATCACTTAAGACTAAGCATGAT